TTGCATTAGAACAAAAAGCAGAAGATGCAAAAAAGACTATTCAAGAAACTGCTGCTAAAGACTTAGAAGATCAGTTTAGAATTACAGCTAACGCTATTACCACAGTATCAGGTGCATTATCTATTTTGACTAACAAAGGTGCAAGCGCAGAAGAAAAGATGAAAAGCTTGCTTACAACTATAGGTGCATTATTAATGCAGGGTGGTGGCGCAGGCTTGCCATTTGGCGCAGCCTTACAAGCATTTTCAGGCTTTATTGGACACACTGGTGGTCTTATACAAAACAATGGAATACAGCGTTTTGCTACTGGCGGTATGGTGCAAGGACAAGATAACGTACCAATCATGGCGCAATCAGGTGAATTTATTATGCGCCGCAGTGCAGTGGATAGTATTGGATTGCAAAATCTAGCGCAAATGAATAGCACTGGCCAAGGTAGTAGTGGCATTACAATTAACATAGCTGGTGATATGGTTGGTGATGAAGATCACGTTAGAACTAAGGTTTTGCCTGCAATAAAAGAAGAATTAAGGCGTGAAGCTAACGCATAACCTATGGCCCTATCTCCACATGCAAATTTTACAAGTTCTCTTAAGCGTAACAACGATATATTCCCATTGGTGCAGATTGGCGGCAGTTCAACTATATATCTTAGCACTAGAGATGTAACAGTAGACTCTCAGGCGTATGATGGTAGATTACTTGCTACGCCTAGTATTACATCAAGTATAAATTTACGTAATAGAACTAGCCGAACAAGTAATATCACAATACGCATTGCTAACGCAGGCTATGATGTAACGTTTGGTCAGCGTACAAACAAATCTGTAATTATATACTTTGCTACAACCGGAACTACATCTGCTATTGGTCAGTGCTTAAAAGTATTTACTGGTAGAGTTATTGGTGTATCTAAGCTTACTGATAAAGAAATATCTGTAAATATAGAAGACTACGCATCTTGGCGTTTTAATAAAATACTTCAAGAGAGAGTCACAGCAGTTGCTGGTTACAATATGCGTGGTGAGAAAAAATTTAAACCAATTAGTTATGGTAACTTTACGGCGAATAGTTCTGATGAGTCTACTTCAGGTGTTTGCGCTAGTAAAACACTTAGACCAGTAGAACTTATTACGCATGATAGAGATCATTTATATTATGATGAGGGTTTAAATAATGCTGGTGGTAGAGCGCATTTATATGTTGATGGTATAGATAAGTTTGTACCTATTCAGCAAGCAACTACTTCTACAACAGAAAAATTTAATACAAATGTTATAAGAGTAAGTAATTTTGATGCTCCTGATAGCACAAAAGGTTATTTTAGGCATACCATTCGGTTATACCCTAATAATGATGCATTAGAAGCAGATACGCCAACATCCATCGCCCAAAATGAAATTGTATCTGCTGCAAATGCTATTGATAATGACCATGACACTATTGTGTCTTTGCCTGCAACATTTGGTGGACTTGATCCAAGAGGTACATTTGCTGAATATAGTGGCACATTAAATGGAACAATTAAATCAGTCCGTGCCGTTATTCGTGGTAGAAGTTCAGCAGTTAATGGAGCATTTGTCTACATTCGCGCTGGCGATGGAGATACTATTTTAAACGAAGCAATCACTAGTGGTAATGGTTGGAGTCCTGAACTTGGTAATTTATCTGCTTCATATGTTGATTCTACAAAGGATATTACAACAGTGTGGGGTAATGAAGCTGCTGGCGTAAATCTAAATGGCATAATATATGGGTATTATCAAGATGTAGGAAGTGGCACACAAACACTTGAAGTAATGGAAATGTATTTAGAGTTTACTACATACATTGTAATTGATACGGTAAATGGCAAATCACGCGACCAAGAGTTTCCACCTAAACTATATATTGGTGAAGATGGCATGGCTTTAGAAAGTGGCTATACTGAGGTAGGTGCAAGTAATTTTACACCAACAGAAGTGCATGAGAATCTTTTACAAAACTTTGGGCCTGGTAGCTCGTATATTGACACAACTACCGAGACAAGTGTCCGCGCTAACTTTACTGACAGCGTAAGATGCACAATAGATAATTCTACTATGACAGTGCAAGATGCAATTAATAAACTACAAAAAGAAGCTGGGTTTATAAGTTATATAAGACCTAGCGATGGTAAAGTGTATTATTTAATTGAAGATGCAACAAGTAAGTCAATTGATAAAGATTTGACACAAAGTATGTATCGCAACGTGTCATTTGGCACAATACCATTAAGTCAAATGCTATGGAGAGTCAATTATAATTACGACAAGCATCCAGCGCAAGGAACGTACCTTACTGGCTCTTTTACTCAAGATACAGTTACAAAAAGTTTATATGACTTTGGAGATAATGATGGTGTAGAAACGCTAAATCAAGACTGGGTAAATCAAAATGAATCAGGCGTAAATTTACTTCGCTTGTATAAATATCAACGTATTACTGCACAATGCGAAATACTTGATGCATCTGCTTGGAGTCTTGAAATTGGTGACATAGTTACTTTTAGCGATCCACCAGCAGATTTTAGATTAAGAGATAGTAGCGCTAGTTATACAGATTATCAATTTCGTATTACAGAAACTACGCGCACAGTAAATAGTCTTAAAATTAAAGCAATGGAAGTGCATAAAGCGTAATGGCACATAAGTTATATTTTGACAATGTAGGCACAAGTAGTGCAACACTTAATGATGGTATCTTAATTGAGCAATTAACCGGTGGCTCGCCAAATGGTAGCATGGAATTCAGTGATGCAGCTACATTAACCAATGAAGCAAGAGCTATAGATAGAAATACTACACTTGATGTTACATCTTGGGGTAGTGCTAGTGGCGATAACGGTGAAAAAAGAAATGACGCACTGCAATTTGAT